CAACCAAGGAACAACTCCAACACCCACTCCAACCCCAACACCTACTCCAACCCCAACACCTCCAGGTGGAATTATAAATCAAAATATAAATCAATATCAAAATCAAGGTGGTGGCAATAATCCATATATGCCTAACTCTAATGTAAATACTAATTACACACCTAACTATGATTATAGACAATACGCAGAATATGGAATGAATCCTAGTACATTAGATAGAAAAAATATGGATATGAATCAAGAATTTTTTTATGGAGCAGCTCCTTCTCAAACACAACAATTTTTAAGTAAGGCTATAAATTTTGTGCCAGGAATAGGCACAGTTAAAAGAGGTGCAGAATTTTTAGGCAATGCTCTTAAAGGTGTAATGCCTATAAACCAAAGAGCAATTTTAGAAAATGAATTAAGAGGTGCAGGTATTTACACAGATGATATTGGTAGAATTGCAATAGGACCCGATGGTAAATATAATACACCAGAAGGAATTATGGCTGGCTACAATGCTAATCAAATGACTGATAAAACTTTTGATAAAAGAACAGGTAATATAGGTCAATCACTGCAAGATAAAACATCATTAACTGAACAACAAATAAATGATATAGTTAATGAGATAGCAGAAACTGGAAAATATTCAGGAGATTTAACTGATGAAGATCTAGGTGTAAAAAATTTATTTAGTAATCTTATAAATGTTAATAAGGCTAAATTTAATTTTAAAAACAAACAGAAAAAAACAAAAGACATAATTGATTTTAGAAACAAGGAAAGAGAAAGAAAAAAGAAGGAAAAAGCAGAAAAAGAGCAAAGAGCAAGAGAAGCTGCAACAGCAGATAGAGCGAGAGCAGCAAATGCATCTGTCTATGCAAGTGCCGACAGACAAGGTTTTACAGACGGTAGAGGAGGAGGTTTTGCGTCTAGATCTACAGGTACTAATGAAAATTTTTCTAATAAATCTGGTAGAGGAAGAACAGGTTACAAAAAAGGTGGACTTGCAACAATGTTTAAATTAAAAGGATAATTATGGCGGCACCTTTAATAGCAGCAGGAATAGCGATAAGTAAACCTATAATTAAAAAGTATGGTAGAAGACTTATTAAAAAAGCAAAACCTTTAATTGAAAAAAGTTTAAAAAAATACAAACTTAAAGATAGAAATTTTAAGGGAGCATCAGGAGCTCCTGATAAAGTAAAGAAAAAATTAGTTAAAATTGATAAGATGAAAAAACTTAATCAAAAAGATATTGAGAATGTTGCTCAAAATAAAGATGTTATTTTAAGAAATCAAAAAATGGATACTCAAAGAAAAGTAATGAGTGAACTAAAAGATACTAGAGATAAGCTATCTACTTTAGAAAAAGGTATTAAGAAAAAATTTAGAGATTCAAGATCAACAGGTGGTTTAATAAGTGGTAAACCAAAACTAGCAAAGAGAGGTTGGAAATAAATGGCAGAAATAGATGACGCTTTACCGAATCAATCAGTAAGCGACGAAGAATTCAAAGAAACAGAAGTAACTGAAGTAGAAACACCTAACGAAGATATTATCGAAGCATCAGAAGATGTAGAAGTAACAATGGATGATGATGGTGGAGCTGAAGTATCTTTTGATCCAAATGCAGTTGACCCATCAATGGATCAAGATCATTTTGCAAATTTAGCTGAATCACTAGGTGAAGAAGTTTTATCTCCATTAGGAAATAAACTTTATGATCAATACACCGAGTACAAAGAATCTAGAGGAGATTGGGAACAATCTTATAGAGAAGGTTTAGAACTATTAGGATTTAAATATGAAAGACGAACAGAACCTTTCAGAGGTGCATCAGGTGTTAATCACCCAGTATTAGCAGAAGCAGTCACTCAATTTCAAGCACAAGCTTATAAAGAATTATTACCTGCAGAAGGTCCGGTTAGAACTCAAGTTTTAGGAGCAATCACTCCAGAGAAACAAGATCAATCACACCGTGTTAAAGATTTTATGAATTATCAAATAATGGATCAGATGAAAGAATATGAACCAGAGTTTGATCAAATGCTTTTCTATCTACCCCTCTCCGGTTCTACCTTTAAGAAAGTCTACTATGATGATCTATTAGGTAGAGCCGTTTCAAAATTTGTACCGGCAGATGATTTGATTGTACCCTATTCTGCAAACTCATTAGATGATGCAGAAGCAGTTATTCATGTAATTAAAATTTCTGAAAACGAATTAAGAAAACAACAAGTAGCAGGATTTTATAGAGACATTGAATTAGGAGATCCTCCTGTAACTGAAAATCAATTACAAGATAAAAAATTAGAACTAGAAGGAATTTCTAAAGATGGTCAAGAAGATCAATACACACTTTACGAAATACATACTAATTTAGATTTAGAAGATTATGAAGATATGGGACCTGATGGTGAGCCAACAGGAATTAAACTTCCGTATGTAATTACAATTGCCGAAGCTAATCAAAAAATTTTATCAATCAGAAGAAACTATGCTGAAGGTGATAAGATGATGAAAAAAATTCAATACTTTGTACAGTTTAAATTTTTACCAGGTACAGGTTTTTATGGCTTTGGTTTAATTCATATGATNGGTGGTTTAACTAGAACAGCAACAGCTGCGTTAAGACAACTTCTTGATGCTGGAACTTTAGCAAACTTACCNGCAGGATTTAAATCCCGTGGTATTAGAATTAGAGATGATGCACAACCTTTACAACCTGGTGAGTTTAGAGATGTCGACGCTCCAGGAGGCAACATCAAAGATCAGTTTATGACTTTACCTTTTAAAGGACCCGATGCAACTCTACTTCAGTTAATGGGAATTGTCGTATCAGCTGGTCAACGATTCGCGGCTATCGCAGATATGCAAGTGGGTGACATGAACCAACAAGCAGCCGTCGGTACGACTGTAGCATTATTGGAACGTGGATCGAGAGTAATGTCAGCCATACACAAAAGATTGTATGTAGGTTTAAAACAAGAATTCAAATTATTAGCAAATGTATTTAAAACATACTTACCACCGGTGTATCCATATGATGTACCAGGGGCTACAAGAAATGTTAAGGTTCAAGACTTCGATGATAGAATAGATATTCTACCCGTTGCAGATCCAAATATATTTTCTCAAACACAAAGAATTTCGATGGCGCAATCACAACTTCAGTTAGCGCAATCGAATCCTCAAATACATGATCTATACCAAGCGTATAGGTCTATGTATGAAGCATTAGGAGTAAAAAATATTGCAGCTATTTTACCTCCTCCTGCACAACCACAACCTGTAGATCCAAGTATGGAAGAAATTGCAGCGATGAGTATGAAACCTTTTCAAGCATTTCCAGGACAAGATCACAAAGCACACATTGATTCACATTTAAATTTTATGAAATCAAACACAGTACAAAACAATCCTGCTGTAATGGGTGCATTACAAAAAAATATCTTGGAAAGAATTTCTCTAATGTCTCAAGAACAAATTCAATTAGAGTTTAAAGAAGAACTAATGCAGGCACAACAAATTCAAATGGCGTTAAAACAAAANCCTAANAATCCACAAATGGTTCAAGAAGCTCAAAGACTTNCACAAGTAATGAATGCTAGAAAAGCTGTGTTGATNGCAGAGTTAACTAAAGATTATATGGATGAAGAACAAAAAGTTATTAATGAATTTGGTGGAGATCCATTGATTAAATTAAAATCTAGAGAACTTGACCTAAAAGCAAGACAAAATGAGGCAAGAAAAGCTTTTGATGAAGGTAGAATTAGCTTGGATACTATGAAAGCTATGATGAACCAACAAAATACAGAAGAAAAACTAGAGCAAAACGAAGATTTAGCAGAATTACGTGCTGAAACTTCGCTAACTAAAACAGTTCTATCGAATCAAAACAGTATTAGACGACAACAAATGTCGGATGCTAGTAAGATTCACGATTTCGGTAGAAATTTCGACAAAAATTAACTATAATAAAATCATTAAGGAGAAACTTATGGACAAAAATTGGATGAGAGGCCAGACTTATACTAAAGCACCTAAAATTGAAAAAGAATTAGGTGTTGGTAAAGATGGCTATCAAACAGGCGGCGTTACTATCGAAGCTACTGACCCTAACGAAACACAAACTGTAGATGTTAGAGGAACTAGAGCTATGAGAGCTGATAAAAAACCTGTTAAAGCTAAATGGTACTAGTCAATGTGGTTATCGGCAATTAAATTAGCCGTCTCCGCTGGTAGTAAGATTTATGCTAACAAGCAGAGAACGAAGATGGCAATGTCAGACGCACAGCTTATGCATGCTTCTCGTATGGCCGAAGGTAAGGAAGCTTACCAAGGAAAATTATTAGAAGCCCGTCAGTCAGACTGGAAGGACGAGGCAGTTTTGATAATTCTCTCGGCGCCAATAGCAATTCTGGCTTGGGCGGTCGTAAGCGACGATCCAGGAGCAATGGACAAAGTAAATATATTCTTTGAACATTTTGCGGCACTTCCTGGATGGTTTACAAATTTGTGGATCCTTGTAGTTGCGAGCATTTATGGTATAAAGGGTACACAAATATTTAAAAACGGAGGAAAAAAATGAGACAAAACGGAGTAAGATCAAATGTCAGATTTCCATACGGAAGTTCAGGCACAAAAAAACAAGGCGCTAATGATAGACTAGA